GCGCGGATCATGGCCAGGATGTCTTCGGCCTTTTGAGTTCCAGCTGGTTTGGCCACTGGTGCCGAAGCCACTGCAGGCTCGTCTTCGTCCTCGGCCACAGGTGCCGGTGCTGGCTTGGCTGCCGGAGTCACCACCTTGAGTGCAGGTGCTGGAGTGTCCTCATCAACTTCGGCTGCGGTGTTTGCAGCAGTGCCGGCCGGTGCTTGCACACCCGCAGGACGGAAGTATTGACCCCAACGCTCTACATCATAGGGCTGACCGTCAACGCTGGCTTCGAACATTTCTTTGATAACACGCAGCTCTACGTCTGTGGGCTTCTTGGGCAGGAATGTGCTCAAGTCATAGAGGCCATGTGCTTCAATTGCTTCAAGTTCTTCGGTCTGCAAGCCAGACTCTTTGCGAGCCCATTTGCTGGTGTTGTAGTCAGCATAGCCGCCTTTGGAGGTCTTGGCAATGCGGAAATCCAGACCACGCTGCATGTCAGTTGGCAGTTCTTCCAGTTCAGGATCCATCAAGGCCGACTTGATGATGGTAAACAGTTGCGGTCCAATAATGAACTTGCGAATAGGATTGTCCGGAGTCTTGTCATCGGCAATGGGATTTTCGCGCACAAAGCCTTGAAAGATATAGCTGCGTTTCTTCCAATACTTGCGACCCATTTCTTCTAGGCTCTTGTCTTTGAACCAAGTACGCACTTCTGCCAAGATAGGGCAAGCTTCGTTCCACATTTCCATGCAGGGCACTTGCACCATGACTTGTTTGGATTCCATTTCGCCCTTGACACCATTGAAGGGCAAGCGAATCATTGCTCGCTCAACCCAGAAAAAAGTGTTTTTGCTGTTGCCATCGGGCAGGAACCTGATCAAGGCGCTTTGGCCTTCTTCCATGTTCCAGTGTGGGTAAATTGATTTGTCTCCGCCTTGGGAGTTGTTTGAACCTTTGCTTTCTGCTGCCTGTAGTCTTGCTCGAATTTCTGCTAAAGATGCCATAGTAGTTTCTCCTTAAAGTTGCCTATGTTGTGTTGCCTATCTAAAAATTAGATCAAAGTTGCCTGTGAAACAAAGTGCAGACACGTATGTAGTATACGTGTTCTGCAAAGTTGTGTCAATGTTATTTAGTGCGATTGGGGAAAGCCAGTGATTTTATTCTTGCCAAAGGATCGCTAGACTCGTAATAGCTGCCAGTAATGGCTGCGTTGTAGTTCATGGGATCGTCATCCTCTTCCACAAAACTGTTGAGATTGTCACCTTCAGGTAAATCATCAATTTGTTGGTTAATCTTATTCATCATTTCTTGACGATTACCTATTTTTTGCATCAAAGACTCATACTCATCAATTGATGGAGCAAATGATTTCAATTTCTCATTGCTGGTACTGGGAGGCTCAGGACTGGTTGCTGTTGTTGGTGTTGATGAGCGTGTTGCTGCTGTGTTGGGGACAGCAGGAGCAAATGATTTCAGTTTCTCAATGCTGGCACTGGGAGCCTCAGGACTGGTTGCTGTTGGTGCTGGTGCCATTGAGTCTGATGCAGGCGTAGATGTTGACGTTGGTGTTGAGGTTGTTGTTGAAGAAACCGGTGCCTGTCTTGCAGCAATCTTGTCAAGGGTATCACCTGCCTGCACAGTGTAACTGCCGGCGCCGCCAGGCAACGTAAGAGTTTGACCGACTTTGATTTTGTTAACGTCAGCCACGCCAGACAGTTTGGCAATTTCTTGAGCGCCAGCGGTGCCTTTGTAGGTTGAAGGTGTTTTGGGAGCGGCTGGTGTTTTATTAGGTGCTGCTGCTGGTGTTTTGTCTGCCGCTGCTGGTGTTTTGTCTGCTGCTGGTGCTGCTGTTGGTTCTTTGTCGGCCGCTGGTGCTTTGTTGGTTGCTGGTGTTGCGTTTCCACCACCAGACAAACTAGATACCATGGCAAGTGGTACCCCTGCGCCAATCACCAATCCGCCAGCTCCTGATGCTATGTTGGATAGTTTTCCTGGTGCTCCAGGTCCTGGAGGACGCGAACCAGCAGTCATTGATTGCGGGGCGGCCAAGGCTGGCGGCTGAACCTGAACGGCCTTACCCATGAATTTTTCAGGCTGACGTAGAATAGTCCCGCGACCGGTGCCGCCTAGACCTATGTCAATATTCATTGGCGATCCTCCGCGACCACCTAGTCCAAATGTGCCGCCGCCACCACCGCCTGAGCCGCCGCCAAAACCTCCGCTGGCGCCGCCTTCCCAAGGCACAAGATTTTGTTTGCCAAATTCCATGCTTTTGTTTTCTGAAACCCCATCACGTTCGGTATTGCTTTGGACCTGATCTGGTGTTTGATCAACATTGAGACTCACGCCCAACTGTTGCAGTCGGGCCTGTACTTCGGTGTCGTCCCAGCAGTTGGCATTGGGATCTTCTTTGGCCAGTTCTTGTAAACGGTCAAACAATCGATCATCACCTATGATATCATCCAACTGTTCAGTGGCATTCATGGCTCCGGCGCCGACCATGAGTGGTTCGCTCATGAGTTGCTGTAACTTTTCCCACTTCTCAGGAGTGTCTGGCAAGGCCCAGGTTCCTTCTACCAAGCGATTGGCCCAGCTTTCAAAAATTTCTGCTTCTTTCATGGTGTTTTGCCTCAAACGTGCTAAGAGAGGCAAAGCAGCCTCTATTCTGTAATCAAGTGTCTGTTCAATAAACATGGTCTTGATTGAGTCAACCAGTTCCTCCTGCAGAGTGATTTCGGCAGGATGCCATGTTTCAAAATAATTCTTGTACCCGGACGCGGTGCCCAATCTCCGCATTGATTCTCTAAGTTCATTGTAGTAGTGATGTGCTGTGTCAACCAATTCTGCTGTTACGCCTTCCAACACATGTCTGGCACTGGCGCGATTGAATCTTGACAACACAGCTATTTCATTGACCATTTCTGTTATGTGGCTGCCACGTATGTCGTATGGCTTGCCGCCTTGACGAACATGCTCTAACATTGCCTTGGCGCCTGCAAGGTTTTTGTACTGCAATTTGTAACGCTCGCCTTCACTGGTTTCAATGAAAATGCTTTCAATGTAACGATGTCTAGCATCATTTTCGCCCAAGAGCTTGGCATGATTTATGACCAAACGTGCTTCAGTGGCCTGTCCCATGTAACTGGTACGACGATTGCCGTAATAGCCCTCAAACAGTCCTTCCTTGATTGCGGCCATGCCACGCATGGTGTGCTTGAGCTTGCTGATATTGGTGGGGGTCCAGTCCCAGCGATTGCGCTTGGCAAACTCTCCCAACTGAACGAGAAAATCAAAAAACTCCTGCTTGTCTTCGGGATCGTCAATACCGCGTCCAAGGTTATCGCCAAAAAATCCTTGGACAGTCCGTTGTTTTTTCTCGTCGTTGAGTATCAGCACCATGCGACCATAGTTGTTGCCACTGCTGGCCACATAATCAAAGCTAAAAACTTTGGCATTTTCTGCGTCGCTGTCCATGCCCTGAGCATCTTTTATTTCAATGTCAAAGTCACGAGTGGTCAGCAGATCTGCCAACTTGGTGGATATATTTTGTTGTGCCATGATTCTATATTTAGCGCATGATACTGATAAACGGCATGGGTTCAATCACGTTGTCACTGTGATCTTTGAGGTGAGCGTCAAGATCACTGTGATAGGTTTGCAGCAGCATCAGCATGCGCACTGCCAACAGCGAAGACATCACAAGATCGTCTGTTTCCCCGGGCTTGGCTGCGTAGCTGGTACCCGAAGCCACAAAGGTTTTGAGTTCACTCACCAGGGGACGACTAAACAATTTCATGCGCCCGCTTTCTACCAAGATTTTGAACTTGTTGCAGGCAGTGAGCTTGGCCTTGTGAGTGGTGTTGAAACCTTTGCGGAATCTACGTCCGCTGCTGCCAACCACACTGTTGTCGCTGAGAAAGTAACCAGGAATGTTTTCTTCCCCATATTCTGCAATGCTCAAAAGAGCAGCTTCGCCTATGGTGTTGTTCTCCACGCTGTAATAGACATTTTTAGAATCTTTTATCACAGCATGTATTTCTTTAACAATGTCCGCCAAGATACGTATCTGGCTGGGTATGTCAGTGCGATTGTGGCGCCATTCTGCCACTTGTTCTGTGGTGCCTGCTTCAAACACCTGTATACCAGCAGGATCACCTCCGGTGCCTAGACTGGGATCAAGTGCCACAACATATATGGCGTTTGGCTTGATTTCTCGGTACCAACGAACTTGACCAGTTTTACGCACAGGCTCTGTGCCTTCGAGATCCATGAGCTTGATGGGTGAGATGAGAGTTTCATCGTTGATAACAAACTCGCAGTCCATTTCTCTGCGGAAACGTTCATCGCCCAGTTGCTGCCGTTGCTGTTCGCCCCAGCTGTCGTCGCGCTCAGGATGTTCGCGCCAGTAACTGCGAAACGCCTTGAAACCATTGATGCCAAGCTCGGTTTGATTGCCGTGTTCGTCCTCGCACTTGTTGGCGCCCTTCCACAAAAAAGCAAATTGATCTTCGTCAGAGTTGGGAGTAGAGGTTATGATTGCCTTACCACCTGTGGCCAAGGTAGGCGAAATAGAAGTCCAGAATTCTTTGGCTATGGTAGGTCGCACAAACGCAAATTCGTCAGCGTACAGCAGCGAGATACTCATGCCTCGTCCCGTGGTTTCTGTTGTGGTCTGACTCACAATACGACTACCATTGTCAAACTCCAGGCTGCCTTTGTTGTAACTGGTGCTGCCTGCTCTGATGTGATTGGGACACAGTTCATAAGCATAGCGAATACGTTGCATGATTTCCTGTGCGCCAGTATATTTGTGTGCTGCAATTAAAATTGTTGAATCAGGCACAAACATTGCGTACCACAAGAGATATCCCGCAGCCGAAGTTGACTTGCCTGTCTGTCGCGGCATCAACGATATTGAAAATCTGTAGTTGTGATAGGTCTTGATCAGTCTGTGCTGATACTCAAAGGGATGATACAGCATCTTGCCGCGTGTGGGGTGCTGTATGTAGAAAAAGTTGTCTAGGAAGTAGATAGGACCGTCCACAGGATCTGCACAGCGGCTGAATTCTTCTATTTGTTGTTCTGTGTAGACTTCAAAGCGATGTGGCGCTTTGACCAACACAGTTTCCATGAGATTGGGTTTCATTTTATTGCACCAAAAAATCTAGTTCTGGCCATAGGGTTTTGAATTGGCCAGCTGTGTCAGGATGATACAATTCTTCTGTGATTCGTATATGATCACGAAACGCCTTGGTAATTTTGGTCACAGGTGCAGAAATTTCAGCATACTGCTTGATTGCGGCGGTGAAAAACTGTTGTTCTTCCGGCGAAGCAAGCCCAGAATCAAGAAACCGTTGAGACTCTTGCCGGGCCAATTCAGCCACTCTTGAATCGTGTTGGAACGGATCAAGATATTCAGGTTGAAACAAATTTTGCCACTTACATGTGAGTTGGTTGTCAGCTAGGTACTGTCTAAATTCACACACTCTTGTGGCATTGTACAAATTGTAAACAGCATGCACACCGCCCCAGTGGCCTTGTGATCGCATCAGATGTTTGACTAAATCGAGATTTTTTTGCATTAAGTTCCAGTCGGATCCATGTCTAACATACTCCAGTCTTTGGTCTATGTTGTCAAAGCTTATACTCCAGCCCACTCGGTTTCGTTTGGATAATTTTTCAACTATGCGATTGCGTTCAAAATCAACATTGAGATTAGTGATCAAGGTAATGATCACCGACTCAGGCACCACATCCAACAATCTTTCATTTTCAGGCAACAGCAGAGGTTCTCCCCCCACCAGAGCCACTTCGTGAATGTGTTGGCCATGTTTGGCAATGAAATCACACACACTGTCAAAATAGGGTCTAGTACCACTGCGGAATGGGATGTGTTTGATTGAAGCCCACTTGCTACTGCAGGCTTCGCCGCAGTAGTTGCAACTGAGATTGCAAGTGGTGTTCCATCTCACATCCACGATCACCGGATAGTGATACAGTTCACCTGCTGTGCTGTAATCAAAATCAGGATTAACGGCATTGTGCCATTGACGTTCACCGTCTGCCCCAAAACGTTCTGCTTTAACACAGTTTGTGCAATAACTGTGTGCTTGACCTTGTGATATGCTGCGGCGAATTTCACGCATGACTTCGCCATTGAGGATTTCTTCAATAGTGCTGTTGTTGAGATTGCCCAGCATGTTGGGATTACCAGCACAACAGGTTTTTACGTCACCGCGAGGATTGATATGTAGACCGCGCCAGGGCGCTGCACAAAAGAATTTGGACATGTAGTTATTTACATGTCCGTTTTTAGGGTGTTAGTTAATTGCACCAGCTCTGTTTGGCTTCGCCGTAGTATTCTCTGGCAAATCCATTGGCAATCAACATAGAGCGTAGGCTTTGCCCATCCAAGATCATGTCACCCAACACACGACCACCAAACTTATCCCAACCGTAAAGTACAACTTGGCGCTTGAGTGATTTAGCTACCGCATTTTTTGTAAAGGCAGTGGCAGCTTCGCCTCGCTGTGCTTCACTGGGGCACTGTGCTCTGTGACCTTTTTCTGGCGTATCAACACCAAATACTCTAACAGCCAACTCTGGCTTGAGTGGTGCTGGTAAGAATGGTGCTGAAATAACCACAGTATCGCCGTCGTTGACTCGCACGATCTGTGCGTCATATGTAACACCCTGTGGTGTTTTTTGTGCTAGTGCTAGTGCTGGAACTAACAACAGAGTGAGTAGTAGTTTTTTCATTTTTGTATTTAGGCTATCTGATATGTGCCAGAGATGTCAAAGTGTGCTCCGGATTGCCAGGCACCGGTAGCGGGAGTGTTGAATTTCCAGACCAGGTCTGTGGTGCTGCCAGAATAATACAG